TGATAAGAAGACCTGCAGAACGTGGATTGAAAACCCACAGTTCAGAGAGGGTTGGGGAGGGTGCCGTTGTGACCAGTTTAACCTCACAAGATTACGCAAGGAGGTTACTCGAACTGTAAAGGAGGCGTATCAGCAAGCATTGGCCATGCAAATGGAAACTGCTTTCAGCTGGCCTTCCGAGCGGGGTCATTTCGGGCGATTTGGGGGAAGGATGTATGGGGGGGCTGTGTTGACGGTAAGTAGAATGCTGTCCGGCTCCCGGTGGATTCCAGTGGGTGATCTGCGTTGTCGCGATCGAGTGTGGAAGGAGCTCCCTTTTCGGGAGTCTAACACTCTGGGTTGTGACCACGCAGGCATGGATCGGGGGTGGGTGGAGGTTTTCGAAATCTCGGAACATCGTGAACCGGAGAATAAAATCCGGGCGACTTTGTCAGATCATCGTTACGAAGCGGAATTAGTTGGAATCAAAGAGCCTTTTAAGGTTCGTGTGATTTCCAAAGGTCCTGCCGAGAACTATTATCTAGCGAAGTATTTACAACGATGGATGTGGCGTAATTTGAAGCGCCACAGAACATTCCGTTTGATTGGAGAACCCATCTCCGGCGACCTGCTGAAGATGACCTTGGGACGGCTTGGGGAGGGGGAGGTTTGGGTGTCGGGTGATTATAAATCCGCAACTGACTTTCTGCATCCTGAGCTTAGTCTCGCTGCGTGTCGGGCCATTGGGGAGATAGCGGAACTCTCCGATGAGTACCAAGTGCTTTTGGAAAGGTGTCTAACGGGACATGACATCTTTAGGAAGGAAGGGAGGGAACAGATTCATCTTGGCCAACAACGTTGGGGCCAATTGATGGGATCACCTCTCTCCTTCCCGATTCTCTGCTTAGTGAACGCCGCAATTACGCGTCACGTGATGGAAGTATCCGAAGGGCGGGAGATTGCTCTCCATAAGGCTCGTCTCCTAATTAATGGAGACGATGTCGGATTTCCTATCCAACGTTGCGACTACGATATGTGGTCTTATGCAACAGAGAAGGCAGGGTTGATCAAAAGCATGGGGAAGAACTACACTAGCACGGACTTCATTATGTTAAATTCAATGATGTATACTTATACGGAATTGGAGGTATATGATGAGGAGACGGGCGAGGTGGAGGACGATACAGAGTGGGGGGAGGTACCCTTCATCAATGGGGCTCTGCTCTATGGCTTACAGCCGAAAGGGAGCTTTGATGATGGGGGGAAAGTTGGAAAGATTGAGTCGGCGCCTTACTCGGCTAACTCACTTTCGGCGCGACAGGAGGATCTTCTCCGTCACGCTGGGGGTGCGTTTCCCGTCGATCTCATTAACAAAATCTTCATCCGATCCCACAAGGAAATCATAGAAAATCTGCCACATGGTGTCGATTTGGTGGTCCCTCGTGAACTAGGGGGACTGGGGCTAACGTTACCCGGAAGAGAACCCTCGAAAATGGCCGCAAAGATTGCGCGTCATCTGGCGAACATGCCAGAGAAGATTTTCGAGATGGAAAGAGAGAACTTGGCTTGTAGTTCTACATCTTCCTCATATGCAAAGCGTGCTCGATGGGAAGTTCTCGAGCTCGAACGGCAGGGTAAAGCATTTAAAGTTAAGCTCCGTGAAGGCGATGAGCCACTCAACGAAACTGGATTCCTTTGGAACGCTCTTCTCACTGCGAGGGAGGACGGATTTACTGAAGGAGGGGTCCCTAAGAAGTTAGAGGATCCTGAACAGGAAGAGTGGAAGGATTGGGTAAGGAAGTTTGGGCGGATTTTCCGCCAAGCTCAACACCGATCCATAGTCCCTATGACTCTCGCCGAAATGCGTGACTTCAAAATCCAGAAGTACACATATTCGATACCTAATATGCATCAGCCGCCTACTATTGACTTAGCGAATCTTTCGATACTGCCAGGTCTAGATTAAGGAGGGGTCGTCAGAGAAATCTGTACGCAACGGACCCATGAAAGGATCAGAAGCGCCGATTGTCTGGTAATATATCAGGCTGCAAGGACTTGTCACCCTTGTGTTAGGCAGTATCCTCGAGGATCCTTAATCAGGACGAGAGAAGGACACTCTCCAGTAAAACCGGATGCTGTTC